TAGACAAAGGGCATGTCACATCGAGTGGCATAGTCGCATATTATAAGGCGTATTATGAAGGACAAGAAAGCAGCAAAGAGAATTATAAAGATAGCAAAAAAACATCCTGAACTTTATAGCAAAGAAGAGGTAAAGTATGCTAAAATGGTACGTAAACGTATAAAACGTGAGGAGAAACTAAAAGATGAACGTGAAGCTAGTGAGCGTAACTCCAGACGCAGAGAAGATGATGGGGTACGTAGCAAGGGTGAGCAACCCAAACAACCAAGAGAATCCGAACGTAGCAGGATTGCTAGGGTACTGCATAAAGCACGGTCATTGGTCCGTTTTCGAGCAGGCTCATATGACTTTGGAAATCGAGACCACTCGCGGTCTCGCAGCACAGATCCTAAGACATAGATCATTTACGTTCCAAGAGTTCTCACAAAGGTATGCTGCTACTAACTTGTTAGCAGATGAGATACCAGTACCTGATCTTAGACATCAAGACACAAAGAATAGACAGAACAGTACCGATGACGTACCACCGAACAAGAAACAAGACCTTCAAGAAAAGATTGCAGAGCATTTCGTTGAAGCGATGGATCTCTACAATGAACTCCTCGCTTCAGGTATTGCGAAGGAGTGTGCGAGGTTTATTTTACCGTTAGCAACACCCACAAGGATCTATATGACAGGGAGTGTGCGGTCATGGATTCACTACATAGAACTGAGGTCTGGACACGGAACTCAAAAAGAACACATGGATATCGCTAACGCTTGTCGTATGATATTCAAGGATCAATTCCCTATTACATCTACAGCATTGGAGTTTTAACATGCCAACTTATCCTATAAAAAATAAAGAGACTGGTGAGGAGAAAGAACTCATCATGTCTATGAAAGACTACGATGAGTGGCGCAAAGAGAATCCAGACTGGGATAAAGATTGGTCTAAGGGTGTCTGTGGTTCTGGTGAGGTTGGTGACTGGCGTGATAAAATGACGAAGACACATCCGGGTTGGGCAAACATAATGAAGAATAAGGTATTACCCAAAGCAGATTATGTAAATAACCGTACCATTACCGACAAGTATCGCTATTAATATGCCAGCAAAAAAGAAAGTTACTAGAGCACCTGGTTCAAGTATGACTGCCAAGCAAAAGAAAAGACGTAAACCAATCAATATTGATTGGATGATACCAATCGAACCCATCACTGATAATCAAAAGATCTTCTTTGATGAGTGGGATAAGGGTCAGATGATCTATGCTTATGGTGTAGCAGGTACAGGTAAGACATTCATTGCATTGTATAAAGCATTGCAAGATGTCCTCAGTGATACTAGTCCTTACGAGAGGATCTATATTGTACGTTCTCTTGTACCATCTAGAGAGATTGGTTTCTTACCTGGTGATGCTGATGATAAGTCATTCCTATACCAAGTACCATACAAGAAGATGGTACAGAACATGTTCCAGATGCCAGATGATAATGCATACGAAATGTTGTATGAGAATCTAAAGGCTCAGGATACTATTTCTTTTTGGTCTACAAGTTTTATAAGGGGTACTACATTCGACAATGCAATTATTATAATTGATGAATGTCAGAACTTGAATTTTCACGAACTTGATAGTATAATAACAAGAGTTGGACAAGATAGTAAGATCGTTTTCTGCGGAGACCAAGCCCAGACTGATTTGGTTAAGACCAATGAACGTACAGGCATCTTAGATTTTCAGAAGATCATCCAAGTAATGTCAGAGTTTTCTTTAGTAGAATTTACCATAGAAGACATCGTTCGATCAGGTCTTGTCAAATCATATCTTATTAGTAAAATTAATCTGGGCTTATGACCTTTGTACATCGTAATGATATAAAACCTATAGAGATGACTGCTAATATGGTTGAGGGTAAAAGACTTTACTCTACACCAGAAGGCAAGTTCTATCCGTCAGTAACCACTGTCATTGGTAACAATGCTAAGAAGCAAGCAGGTCTTGCTAAGTGGAGAGCACGTATCGGTAAGGAGAAGGCAGCACAGATTTCATCTCGTTCTGCTGCTCGTGGTACTAAGTATCATAGTATCACGGAAGATTACCTCAATAATAAATTAGAATTAGAACAGTACAAGGAATATCCCTTGCCTGTAGTGATGTTTCAGCATTCTAGGTCCACTTTGGACCGCATAAATAATATACTGATGCAGGAAGCAGCATTATATTCTAATCATCTTGAGGTAGCAGGACGGGTCGATTGTATTGCAGATTTTGATGGTAAATTATCCATCATCGACTTCAAGACTTCTGAGAAACCTAAGAAAGATTTATATCTATACGATTACTTCGTTCAAGAGACAGCATATGCTTGCTGTTTACAAGAACTTTATGGTATAACTGTAGAACAACTGGTCACTATTGTCGTTTGTGAAAACGGTGAGACACAAGTGAAAGTACTTCCTCCAAAAAAAGAGTATCTTCTTACACTCATTGATTACATCGACGAGTACCAACAACGACATGGATAAAAAACAATTACTTGAGGATAAATTTATGACCGCTGCGAAATTTTCGCAGGAAGTGGAGAAGATTGCATTACACAATCCAGACATGAACTATATTGATTCGGTTATCCACTACTGTGAGATGAATGAGATTGAACTAGATAACGTTGGCAAGTTGATTAGTAAACCTCTAAAAGAAAAACTTAAGTTTGAAGCACAAGAGTTAAACTTTATTAAAAAAACAAGTCGTGCAAAGTTAATGCTGGTATGAGTAGTAAATTTTTCCAATCCGAATTAGTTCGAGGAGACATACAGGAGATGGTAGAACTTCAACAGTTCTGCTTTAGATCTGCTATGAATTTTATTCTCTTGGATAATGATAGAAAAATAGAATACTTTGAAGCATTAGAAAGATTAATAGAGAAGCAACAGATATTTCATGCTCGTATGCAACTATCTGAAGACCCTGAAGCAAAGTCTGTAGTAGAATCTATGAAGCAAGGTATAGTAATGCTAGGTGCTACTCCTGACACACCTATCGAACACATGTTTGCTGAGTTAATAGAGAAAGTCAGGGTCATGAAACAAAAGTTAGAAGAGGGTTGACAAACCCCTAGAACCCGTGCTATAAATAGTATATCGGGTTCGCTACTCGATACGGGAGTGACTGAATAAACTTGCTGGCATAAGGCTAGTTAAGGTGATGAGACAGAGGTGGTGCTCGCTGTGCTTGCACAGAATCGACCTACCAGTCGGGTCTCATACAGGAAGGTAAAAATCTACTAATGTAGCAATGCCCCTTCCTTATTGGTATACATTAATCCAATCTCCCACTCCAAATCCAATTAATCTAACATAATCCTATGTCATTTGCACAGTTAAAGAAGAAGTCCAGAAACAATTTAGAATTTCTACAAAAAGAATTAGAGAAAACAGTTAGTAGTAAGAACGTTGATGATAGATTCTGGAAGCCAGAAGTAGATGCATCAGGTAACGGTTATGCTGTTATCAGATTCCTACCTGCTCCAGACGGAGAGACAGTTCCATGGGCGAAAGTTTATTCCCATGCATTTCAAGGACCAGGTGGATGGTACATTGAAAACTCTCTTACTACTATTGGTAAGGATGATCCAGTAGGTGAAGTTAACCGTCAGCATTGGAATGCTGGTGAAGAAGGTAAAGAGGTTGCACGTAGACAGAAGCGTAAGTTGTCTTACTACAGCAACATCCTTGTCGTAAAGGATCCTAAGCATCCTGAGTACGAAGGTAAGACATTCTTGTACAAGTATGGCAAGAAGATTCACGACAAGATCCTTGCAGCAATGCAACCTGAGTTCCAAGATGAGACACCAGTAAATGTGTTTGATCTTTGGGAAGGTGCGAACTTCAAGTTAAAGATCAAGAAAGTAGCAGGGTTCTGGAATTATGATAGCAGTGAGTTTGATTCTGTGTCTGCTCTTAGTTCAGATGATACTGAACTGGAAGCAATCTGGAAAAAAGAACACTCGTTAGAAGCATTCCTTGCTGATGATCAGTTTAAATCTTATGAAGATTTACAGAAGAGATTGAATCTTGTTCTGGGTACTGCTCAACGTGCTACTGTTCCAACAGTTGACAGCGAAGAGTACGAACCAGTTGCAGCACCAGCACCATCTTCTTTTAGAGAGAAGGTAAGTGCTACCATACCAGTGAAAGAAGAATCAATAGTTGAAGATGATGATGCACTCTCCTACTTCAGACAACTTGCAGAGGAGTAATGATCTCTGGAAAAACTACAGGTCAGCAGTCTTTGAGACTTTCCCTGACCTGAAGTTTGAGAAACAACATGCACACTGGACTAATGAAAAAGATGTCCATCTTACTGCTGACCTGTATTCAGGTCAGTATTTTATTAAGTCCAGACATGTTGACATCTGGGATGACAAATTAAATATCCATAACAATGTGATCTATCCTAAGACAGGGCATAACCTTCCTTGTTTTGGGATGGATCTTATGGGTTTCTTTGAGAAGAAAGTTATCATAGTATTTGATTTCCAGCACCCAGTAGAGAATTATGTACTGAATGTACCACCACTACCTAAAGCAGAAGGAACCTATCGTTTCTTTGAACCAGGTAATCATTTCTCTGAGAATATATTTGTAAGGTACTGTGAAATGTCACAGGTGGATGTATATCTACCAACATTCAAATACTATCTCTCACTCTACAAGAAGATGATAGACGAAGCAAAACCTACTGGTACTGATACCAGTTTGTACAAAGATTTTGATAAGTATATGATAAGACTTGATCCTATCTCAGGATACCTATCTAATTCATTTGGAAAGGAAGAGTCTGAAAAACTAATCAAGGAGTTCTTTTTTAGCTATGCCTGATCTAGTAAAAGATTTATCCTTGTTGATAACAGAGGTGATGGAATGTTTCCCTGATGTAGAACCATTAGAGAGTCCTATTCCTGAAGTAAAGAAGGATGACTTGATCATCACAAACAAAATGTACAAGTGTCCTTCACTTAGGAAGATGCACTTGGAGTTGGCAGATCTAAATGGATTAAAGATATTACATTCTATATTCTATCCCAATCCATACTATAAGTTACCTATCTTTGGGTGTGACATCGTTGCTACTGATAAGGTAGTGACTGCTGCTATCGTTGATGTATCTCCTGTTACTGGAGTAGATGATAGTTTCTATAGTAAGATCAGAGAGGTCAGTAACAAGCATAGTTTCAGTGAGAGGAGACCACTTCCATTGTGGGGTGATGATATCTTCTCACCTTACTGTAAGTTCATGAGACTCAGTAAAGATATAGAGATGGCAAATTTCTACTGTGTTGTATTAGAATACCTTAAGATATTTTCCAACGATATTAATCATTCAATTCAGGATGATGAAGAAGTTGTGAGGAGATTGGATGATCAGTTGTGGTATTGTAACCAACAGAAGAAGAACGATAAGACTCGTGGTATACTAGAGAAGTTATTTGATAAAGAATGGGCTACAGAATACATAGACACAGTACTCTTTGACCCACCTAAGTTATGAAATTTGAGGATTACTATAAGGAATTCTGTGAAACATTCGGACATCCTTTGTTCATGTTACCGATGATGATGATCGGTTTCTTTTTATTTGTAGAAGTAATGCATACCAGTTACCATGCTGATGCTGAGAATGATGCACATGGATTCTGTGGTAGACAGGAGTGGGTGAAAGATTTGAAAAGGCAAGCAGGTGAGGACGATTGGTAAAGTGTCACACCATATGAGCACTCCACTTGATTTCTTGGTATACTATATGTGTCTAAAGGAAATACCATGCTAGCAGAACTATTACAACTGGCAGAAGCCACTATGGTAGCAACAACACTATCAATTGGTCTAGTTGCTACTGGTGCTTCTGTTATCAGTGGAACAGCACCACCAGATCTCACTACATTCATTACGTATGCGGCTCCACCTTATGAGTCTGATGACAAGAGGATCTATCCTGACATTCTTCAAGAGGAAGAGTCTCTTCCAGCAGAGGAGAGGATACAAAATTAAGTTTTCAGTTACTGAAATCCCCGAAAAATTTTCGGGGTATTTTTTTGTCTAAAAAGTCTAGCTAGTTGCCTTAAGTTTCTTATTGATGTAGTTACTAGACTTCAGATATATATTCTGCTTCTTGAAGTCATTAACAAACATTTGGAAGTATGCTGGCTTGAGTAAATATATTTCTCTCTTCTTATCATTCTCTGTCGTGAAGTGTTCTGCTACAGGAACTGCTTGTGCTATGGTGTTACCTGCTTTTGAAATGTAAGTACCAGTATCACTGTTGTATATTTTATGTGTTCCATTGTAGAATGTTTCATCTACCCAAACATCTTTTTTAAACTGACCGATATCATCTTTGATTACATAGTGATGAACCTCTGAGTAAGGATCAGTATACTCATTCTCTATAGTCTTATAGATCTGATGGTTGGTCATTGGCCAGTCATACTGTGCGTTAACCATATTATTTGTGATTAGTATCACCCAATCATAAAAGACATCACC